TGGAGCGCATCGCGAAGGATGCTGGAGAAATGATCTCGCAAGGTTTTGAGGACGCCATCTTGTCAGGCAATAAACTGTCCGACGTGTTGCGCAATCTAGCACAAGATCTGATTCGTCTGATCTTCCGCAACGTCATCACCGCACCGCTGGCTAGTGGAATTAGTAACGCGATTATGGGAGCCTTTGGCTTCCTCGCTGAAGGTGGACCTGCTAAGGCTGGCTCGCCTTACATCGTCGGTGAGCGCGGGCCTGAGCTGTTCGTGCCTGGCACAAGTGGAACGGTAATTCCTAACGACCGAATGGGTCCAATGGGAGGCGGCATCGGCGGGCCGACTGTTAACATCTCCTACAACATCCAGTCTGGAGTTTCGCGCGCTGAGTTACAGCCGATCCTTGAGAACGAGCGCAAGCGGCTGCGTGCCGAGATTCCCGACATGGTTCGTCGCGGCGGTTCGTATCGGTCAGCCTTCGCATAAGTCATGGCTATCTCCTATCCACTAACGCCGCCTTCGCCGTTTCGCGCGTCGAAGATTAGCTTCACCGGGACGTCTGCAACGTCACGCAACGTCTCGCCGTTCACGTTCCAGCAGCAGCAGTACAACTGGCCTGGGCAGGCTTGGATTGGATCGGTTGAGTGTCCGCCAATGGTGCGCGCTGATGCAGAAGCTGTGATTGCCTTCCTGCTCGCCGCGCAGCGCGGCACGTTCTACTTTCAAGACTACGCAAACCCGACTCAACGTGGCACGGTAACAGGAACGTTGACCGTCTCCACCGCAACCGCCAACAGCACGACGCTCGGCATCTCTGGAGCAACTGGCACCTTCGCTCTGGGCGACTGGTTGCAGATCGGCACGTCGCTTTACAAGGTCATTCAAGTCAACTCCAGCAGCTCCGTCGATCTGTTTCCTGTTCTCCGCTCAAGCTACGCAGCGGGAACATCAATCGTTTACTCTAACGCCAAGGGATTGTTTCGACTAGCGAGCAACCAGACCGAATGGTCAATTGAGTTGGCTGGAATTTACGGAGTCGCCTTCTCAATCGTCGAGGAGCTTCCGCAATGAGCATCACCGCCGCAGGACGCACAATGACCGCCGACATGGTGTCGGAGGTCACGACCGCACAGCTTTCGCCTGTGCTGCTGGTCGATATGGACTTCACGACTCCAGTTTACTTGTGGACTGGATACGGCACGCTGACCTACGCAGGCAAAGGCTATCTTGGGACCGGAGATCTCGGCACGATCGCGCCAGTTGAGGAGACGACAGACTTGTCGGCGCGTGGTCTGATGTTCCAGCTTTCGGGCATTCCCACTGCCTTCATCTCGCTCGCGCTTAACGAAAACTATCAAGGCCGTAGCTGCTCCGTACAGCTCGGCGCGCTGTCGCCTACCGCTGGGCTGATTGCTTCGCCCGTTACTGTCTTTGTCGGTCGCATGGACGTCATGGCAATCTCCGACGATGGAAGCACCGCTCAAATCACGATGAGCGCTGAGGCTCGCTTGGTTGACTTGCTGCGCGTGAAAGAATCGCGATACACAGACGAAGAACAGCAGACCATCGACCCGACCGACAAGGGTCTTGAGTACGTCAACGCGATTCAGGAAAAGACAATCTACTGGGGCGCTCAGAATCCAACTAACCAGACCGACTGGAACGACGACAACGGTCGAGATGGTCTGCCGGTAATGTAAGAATGAAAGCGGACAACTGGCCCATCCTGCTTGCTCAATTCATCGAGCAAAGACGCCACGTTCCGTTTAGCTGGGGTACGAACGATTGCTGCTTGTTCGGTGCTGATTGGGTTTTGCGCGCGACTTCAAAAGACCTGGCGGCTGATCTGCGAGGTAGATACGGCAGCGCATTAGCAGCCGCTCGCATTCTGAGTCAATGCGGTGGAGTGCGAGGACTAATCAAAACCAGAGGCGAAAAGATCGGCATCAAATCAGTACCGTCGCGGTCAATTCAGCGTGGCGATTTGGTCGTTGCTGATATGGGTAGAGGGGAAAGCATCGGCATTTCTCTCGGGAACGTCGCAGCCTTTGTTTCTCGCGACGGTTTAATTTTCGCACCGTTTGACTTTCAAATCAACGCGCCGTGCTGGCGCTTTTGACCTATGGCTGAGGCAATCGCAACCTGGCTACTCACTACTTTTTTGCCTACGTCTGCTGCCATTGGCGGCGGAACTGCCGTAGTTGTTGCTGGCACTACTTTGGCAATCACCACAGCGATTGTTAAGTACGTCGCAGTCGTCGCCATTTCAATGGCGGCATCAAAACTGTTGACGCCAAAGATGCCCAGCCTTGCCGATTCTTTGGGATCGCGCGGGCAAATGGTGCGATCTCCTATTGCTGCGCGTCAGATCATCTACGGTCGCTGCAAGGTTTCGGGAGCTATTGTCTACCTCTCCACGACTGGCGCAAAGAACGAGTATCTGCACGTCGTGCTGGCAGTTGCCGGCCATGAAGTCGAGGAGCTGGGTGATGTCTACTTCAACGAAGACTTGGTGCTGAGTGGCGCAAGCGATGGCAGCGCGACCGGCAAGTACGCCGGATACGCAGACATTTACAAGAAGCGAGGCGCCTCTGGTCAAACTGCGTTTTCAACTCTAGTCACCGACACGGCCAGTCTCACCGATGGCAAGTGGACCAGTGACCACAAGCTAACCGGCATCGCGTGTATGTATGTCCGGCTGAAGTGGAACACTGAGGTCTACATCGGCGGCATTCCGAACATCAGCGTGATCGTCAAGGGAAAGAAGGTCTACGATCCACGCACGGCGACCACGGCGTTTTCGACAAACTCGGCGCTGTGTCTGCGTGATTACCTTACGTCGTCGCTGGGTATGGCGATGACAACGAGCGAGATCGACGACACCTCTTGCACTGTCGCTGCTAATGTCTGCGACGAGCAAGTTCAGATCCTGCCGCTGTCACCGACTACCTACGAGAACCGCTACGAGACGAACGGAACCATCTCAACCAGCGAGACTCCGAGCGCCGCAATCGCGAAGCTCTTGTCTGCTATGGCTGGCCTGACTGCTTACTCGTCAGGCAAGATGGTGATCTATGCTGGCACTTACCAAGTGCCGACCATCACGCTTTCTGAAAAGCACTTTGTCGGGCCGATCTCAGTTACAACGCGCACAAGTGCTCGTGATCGCGTCAACACCGTCAAGGGCGTCTATATCTCCGAGGAGAACCAGTGGCAGCCGTCCGACTTTCCGGTCATCACGTCGGCAACCTACGTCACGCAGGACAACTCAATCAAGTACACGCGCGACGTGTCCCTGCCGATGACCGTTTCGCCGTCGTGTGCGCAGCGTCTCGCTGTCATCGAATTACGACGTGCGCGTCAGGAGATCGTGCTGAATGCGCGCTTCCGCTTGGAAGCTACGCAGATTCGCGCTGGCGAAACGGTGATGATCTCGAATGCCAAGCTAGGCTGGACTAACAAGGTCTTCGAGGTCATGGAGTGGAAGTTTGTCACTGATGGAACGCCTCCGATTCTGGCAGTTGACATGATGCTCCGCGAGATCGACTCGACCGTTTATTCGTGGACCGTCTCAGACGAGATCGCCGTTGCCGACGCGCCGAACACAACGCTGCCCAATCCGTTCTCCGTTACGGCTCCGACCTCTTTGACTCTGGTTGCGGACGGAACGACGCAACAGTACCAAGCAGATGGCACCGCGTTGCCGCGAATCAAGGTGTCATGGTCTGCTCCGTCCGAGGAGTTCGTCCAGTCGGGCGGCTTTGTCGGAATCGAGTACAAGGAGACAACGTCCACGACCTATCTAACCTGGGGCCGCGTGCCGGGAGATCAGACGCTTGAGTTTATCAGCTCCGACATTCGAATCGGGACTGGCTACAACGTGCGGATCTACGGCGAGTCATACTTCAAGGTCTCGTCTAGCTACGTTTCCGGCGTGGTCACGGTGCAAAAGGATACCGTTGCACCATCCGTTCCGACCAGCCTCACGGCTAACATCGGCACAGGCAAGGCGGTGTCACTGGACTGGGATGACGTAAGCTCGGCAGATCTAAGCGAGTACGGCGTGTATCGCAACACAACCGGAGTTACGCCGGCCAGTGCTGCCTCAGACAAGATCGCCGAGACGCGCAGCTCAAGGTTCTTTGATGCCGAGGTCACGGTCGGTACTACCTATTACTACTGGGTCAACGCTTATGATCGGCTCGAGAACGTGTCGGACTTTTCAAATCGCGCGTTCGCTCGACCGCTTGGGGTCACGGCATCTCCTGACCTGACGCCTCCGAGTACGCCAAGTGCGCCGACGTTCAAGAGCGAGCGAACCTACCTCGCCTCGGACGGCAGCGCTCTTGCGGCGATTGTCTTGACCGTTCCGGCTGTCCCGTCCGGTGCTGTTGCACTCGACGTCCTCTCGCGCGTGTCTGGCGCTGACGGTTACAAGGTCGAGGGTCAGATCGACAACGTTGCTGCGTCAGCGTTTGAGGTAGACGACCTGACGCCTGGCGTGTCCTACGACTTTGCTTGTCGTGGCGTCAACGCTTCCGGCATCTACTCGGCACTTTCGACTGCGCTGACTCGCACGGCAGCCAGCAGCACAACGGCACCTGCTGCTCCGACCAACGTGTCGATCACGTCAACCGGAATCATTCCCGAATACTTTCCCGGTTCTCAGGTTCTCCTATTCGGAACGCGCGTTTTGTGGGACGCTTCGACCGAAACCGATTTCTCGTACTACGAAGCAAAGGTCGTCAGCACGAACGATCCGAATTCGACCTCGTACAACTGGACGCCTGGTCCTACGGGAGGGCTGCTTCAGACGCGCGAGAACGAGGCATACTTTTACAACGCACTGCTCAACGCTGGTTACGTCTACGTCCGCAGCGTCAATCGCGCCAAGGTTGCGAGCAGTTGGGTTTATGGTGGAAACGCGAACAGCGCAGCCAGCACAGGCTACACCTCACTTGGCAGGCAGGAATCAAGTAACGTCTCGGTAACAGGAGGCACGGTCAACTCGGTGACCATGAATGCGGTCAGCATTACCGCAACGAAGGTCAAGGTGCCGATTACCGTTTCCGGTACGCAGTACCGAGGGCTTGAGGCAAACGAGACGACCGCTGTCGATGTCTACGCCGTCAACCTGCGCGTCTACGATAACACGACGACACAGAAGATGCGCGTCGATAACGCGACCGGCGAGGTCTACGTGCAGTCGTCAAAGGTTTTGTCGACACGCTACGGCACAACGCCAACAACCCTCAACGAAGTCATTTCCGCTCTACAGCATCACGGTCTGGTTCCTTAAGTCATGGCACTCAAACTTAGCATCACACTCCCGAACGGCGCGTCTGGCGATTATCTGCGGCTGGTCAATGTCGAGTGGGACCGCAACCTTGAAAGCGCATTGGCTTACCTCGCCTTGTACCTGAACAAGGCGCAAGCCGACGCAGCGCCGGCGCATCCTCTGGCGCTCGTCGCGCAGATCAACGTGCGTGGCCTTCCGTTTTCCGATCACCTGAGCAACGCAGCGCTGAAGGCTCCGAACGTGAACTTCCTGTCACAGCTCTACCACATCGCGAAAACCGAGCCGTCGTGCGTCAAGATGATAAACGGCGTGAGCGTGCCTGATTTAGCGCAGGCAGAGGATGTCTAAGGGACGGCGCTTCGTCGTCGCGTCAGACAACCACGGCGACCAGTACGACGAGGCAACATT